CTCTTGGCCAATTCGGCTTCCAGACGTTCTTGGAAAAATTTATCTTGATCTTGCTTTGAAGCTTTGTTCTTGTGTCTAAAAAGAACAGCGAGCTTTTCTTTATAAGAAGCAAACGCCTCTTCTGTGTTTGCCAAAGCAGATACTTCTTTAGCTAGAAACTGACGATCAATCTCATCAAGATCATAATCAGTATCTAGGAAACTCATTCTTGAACTATAAAGTTCTTGAGAAGCTTGAGCGGAAATTGTGTTTTCGAGTTCTGCTAATTTAGCGAGAGTCTCAGAAAGTTTTTTGTTGTTCTCATCAAGATCTTTCTTGAATTTTTCAACTTGAGCGACAGCTTCAGCCTTAGCGACTTCAGCATTTTCCATCTCTAGTTTCATTTCGTCACTCTTCAGTTTAATGCTCTCAGCGATCTTGGCTGAAATAGAAGCTACGGCTTCATCACTAAACTTGGCAGTGTCTTGCTTTTCAGCGAGAACTGTTTTTAATGCAGATAGTATTTGTTCTAAATCCATAATTTTTGTTTTGGTAATATTTACAGGTTGTTTTTGTTTTTGTGAAAATATTTTATTGTTAAAGTTTAATAATTCTACAGAATCGACTTCATAAAACTCAGCTTCTTCTGTTTCTATTTCTTGTTTTTCGTTTTCAATTTCTATAGCAGATGTTCCATCATCAATTACTACGCCTTTAACATCAGCAGCAGGATTGCTTGTGAATCCGATACCTAAAGGATAAATACGTCCAGTAACCAAACGATATACTGGAGTTCCATCGTTCATATATCCAGATCCATCAAAGCCTTTTAAATATTTCTTGAATTCATCTATTTGTTCTTTTTTAGTGATAATCTCCGCTTGCTTCAAATCTAAACTTCCAACTGCAATATAATACTCATTAAATCCTATCTCCCAACTTGCGCTAATTTTTTCATATAATGCGGAATCAGGATCGTTAGAATCCATTAATGCGTCTGCGAAATCGCGATCAACTGTTTTATAAATTACAGCGGCCAAAGCAATATTAAATGGACTAAGACTTCCTCTTACGTCTTCGTCAGATAATATTTTATTCTCTCCATAAGAAGAAAACGCTGAATTAACAATATGCCCAACTACTCTTTTTTTGTTATGTTCAATATTTGTTGGCTTATGAATGAAATAATTTTTAAACGCAATGGCTGTATTAGTATCAATACCATCACCATTTTTATTAAAACGATTTACAAGAGCCGCATTAAATGCAGCCCCAACTAAATCAACATTTTTTTCTAAATTAACTGAAGAAGGTATAATTGACTTAAGCGGTTCCAATGAAGCTTGCGACAACAAAACATTGCTATCGAAATTTAACGAAGCCGTAACTATGTTGTCAAATTTAGTTCTATAAAGGAACATATATTTACATTTTACACGGAATACTTAGTACTGTGATATAAAAGTGCTGCTGCGTATGTGTCTAAATCATGTTCGCCAGCAGTAGTTTGTATCTCACTTAATATGTTTAGCTTGTCTAATTTATTTGGATCGTTTAGAACTTCTGTAGCTAAAGAAGTCCAAGATTCACACTGAGATCCTAATATGATTGCTTCGGAAATACCTTGTGCTAATTTATTCTGTTCGGCGTTTAAAGATTTTTTAGAATATTTCTTTTTCAAACCTAATTCTACGATAGAATATAAATCTTTTGTTTTGTCCATGACTTTAGCAATTGCATCTTTTGCATAAACAGAAGCGTTAGATCCGACAGGACGACCTTTTTCAGTTGGAGTCGTTGTCTTTTTGATTGGGGGTTTAACTCCTGAAACTTCAGGCGTTGGAGGAGCGATAACAGGAACGCCGCCAACAATTGGGTTATAATATCCCTTCTTTCTTTCTTCTACGAACTTAGCTTGAGCAGTACCTAGCTCTTCTTTAGTTGGATAAATACCAGTTTCAATTACTCTCAACCCTTCTTCTGGAGGCAATATTCCTAGTTCCATCATGCGCGTGACCACGCGATTAAATTGAGTCTCGTCTTTAATAGATACCTCTTCAAACTTAGCGATAGGGCATTTACCTTTAAATCCCAAGTTGCGAAAAATCAATTCCATTTCAGGCTGTAGAAAATCATTCAAGAAAGCTTTTCTAGCTTCCTTTAATCTTTCGAAAAATACTTGAGCTTTTACAGTTGTGTTTGCAAACTTTTCTGAACCGATAAGAATGTTCTGCAATCCTTCTTTTATATCTTCATTGACTACTTTATACTTCTCATATCCTAAAACTTTATTCATATCTGGGATAATGAACTCAGCTTTTGTTGTATAATCTGCAACTAGAACGCGACCAACAGATTGATTGCTCAAAAGATTTTGCATCGCTTTTATATTCTTATGATTGATGCCTCCTTTAGCGGGTTCGCTACCCATAGTTATCAATAGAATGACATTCTCAATTGTGCGGCAAATAGCTTGATCAATCTTTTTCATTTCCATCTTGAAATTGATATCATCAAGAACGGCGAAACCAAAAGGTATAGCGAAAGGTTCGTAATCTTGCTTCTTATAAAAAGAATAGATAATATCTGTAGGATTCAATTGAATTTTAAGCCCATCTCTTGCCCATTGACCCAATCTGATTTTTTCTTTTGTATCGTTGTCTAAACTATCAAACACAACTTTATCGTGATCGTTTTTAGGCGATCTAAGTCTTTCTAATTCGTATTCAGAAAGTATTTTTTGATAAACAATTTGATGCCAAGAACTTGTGTGATTTGTTGTCAAATAATATGGATTGAGAAGTGTGTATTGAACTGGAATTAAATTCTTTACGTCGTATGGCGTAGGATAATTATACAATTTAATATCTGTATTATAAGACGCTCCATCATATGAAGCGTATGTTTCTAGAATTTTTTGAAAATCGTCGATATTAAATTTAGCATTTATCTTGTAAAAGAAAACATTACCACTGCGATAATACTCGCGGAAGTATTGATCTTTAACATTCCACATCCTTGTATACTTCATCCATTTTGAGAAAAAGTCTTTTGATTTTTGACTTCCACCTTCTAAATATATTTCAGCATTAGCAAATTCAGACATAATATCAACAGCATTTCTAAAAATAGCTATATTTGCATAAGCTTTCTGGCATAATTCTATAGCGTCACGAATATTATATCCGTTAATAGAAGTTTCGAACGGCAACATTCCTTCTCTAATGTTTCCATATTTATAAATTTTTGGTCCTACATAAGCCAAATTTCTGCGTAAATTAGTAGATTCTCCTCCTCCACTTCTTTCATAACTAGAAGCTTTAGCCTCTTGTTGATAGAATGGATCACCAACTAAAGAAGGTTCAGAAGCATTATCTCTTAACATAGCGTCAAGCGGCTCAGACTGCCCTTCTTGAGCTTTAGAGAATTTGCCCCAATAATCTGATCTTTTATTATATTTGCGACTCATGTTAATAATAGTTACACATTGTCACTTTAAAAGTGACTTTTTAACTTTTAAGCTATAAACATTGGTTCAAAAGTTTCAGTCATATCTTCAACTTGAGTATTATTCATGTCGAAATAAATCTTACACAACCAATTACCTAATACTAATGCTGAGTAACTATCTTTTCTAGGTTTATCTGGTCCAGACTTACGTTTAAGGTTCGCTGGAAGATCAAAGTTCTGCATACCTTGAGCAGATGTTGTTATTTGTATGAGAGCGCATTCTGTTTTAGTTAACAATATCATATCAGTTAAATGTTCTACAAAATCAATCATTTTAGCTTCTTCATTTTCTTTTTCAGTGTCCAAAGCGTTAGAGAATTTTAAATCTGTAATACCAATGCGCTTTTTAGTTTGACTTCTGAAATTATCATCAATAGCTCTACTAGCGAAATATGTACGGCGATGATCAAAATTAGCTTGTAACATTTCATTCGCTAATCGTATCCAACCTGAAGTTGGTTTTCTTAAGAAAACGTATTTATAATCTGATCTGTTGTATTCGGTTTTTGCAGAATATAAATTTTGAGCATATTCTTCAGGTCTTTCAAATTCTGTTACCATTGATTTTAAATTTATTTTAGCATCCTTAAATAATTCGCTTTCATTGCAAGAATTCATGAACTGAACGCCGCCGTTATAGTCCATGCAGATCGCTATAATATTAAAGTTCTGCAATAGATATAAGAAATATTTAATATGATCTTTTAAAGAAGATCCAGAAAGAGCATAAGAATGAATTAAAGTATTAATTTGTTTTTCTTTATCTATTTTTAATACTTGAATGGCAAAATCATCTGATGATTCAGTTTCTGACCAAGAAGGATCTACCGCCAATATATATTCATCTTCTGGATTACCAACTACCTCAACAGCAGGAAGCTCACCATCAGGAACAGTGCATAACGCCATTTTAGATATTTTAAAATAGCCAGAACTATCATCACTAAACTGTGCGCCGAACTCTCGCAAAAACTGCGACTCACTCATTGTCGATTTTGCTTGATTAATTAGATTTTGATCGTACAACTGAACTGGAGCGCAGTCATAAGAGAACTGCATAATACAACGCTTAGTCTTTTCTTTGTTTTTAGGGTTAGATATTAGATTTTCATACTGCTCGTATAATTTATACAAATATTCAAATTTAAAAGACGCTGAAGATAATGCTATTAATTTATTGTTAGGCCAGATATACCTATCTTCTTCAGTCATTTCTCCTTTATTAATCAATTGGGTTTCAAGATTATAAAGTTCTTCTCTTT